AGCGGCATCAGTTCCTGCGGGTAGGTGGGAGTCCAGGTTTCGCAACCTGGTCTCTTGCCTATCCAAGGGGTTGAAAGGAGACGAAGACTCAGGCCTCGATGAGGCCTGGGACTACGTCTACACAAATTTATGGGAGCACAGATGGGGAGGTAATACCTTCTCATTCTGTAAACCCAAACAACAAATTGCCATCTTGGCCACTCGTACCTATTGGTACAAGCGGCTTAAGAGGCATAACAAGAATCTTCTCCATAGGTTGCTAGAGTCCCGAAATGGGGCTCTGCAACTTAAGGAGATTTTACATACAGCGGATGGGGTATTAACAACTTTGTTGATATCCTATCCCGAGATATTTGTTACGGCTAGAGACCAAAGTGCTTACTTGGTATCTGACCGTATAATGAATAGTGTGATCTCCAACGGGTTACAAGACTATGGTGGACTTGTAACCTCGTTGAAGAAAATGCGGAAAAGGGTTCGGAAATGTGCTTTCACAGGCGTGAAAGCGACATTGACCGAACACGAACAAAGGAGACTCGCGTGGGCTCAACTGGTCATTGATCAGTTCAACTCACGCGTAGGAATCAATAGTAAGTCCAATATGTTCCGGGCCTGCGTATTCACGCAGTCCAGAGCATCTGGGCTAGGAAATAACAAGATGGCGGCCGAAGCAATAGACAAGTTTATTGCTGAGGTCACCGTCGAAAAGGAGTTTAAACCTGATAAGGATCTAATCGAGTCAATCGATTTCATCCTTGATCAGGTTGTAACACAAGCAGCTGGGAATCCCCAGTTCAGGATCTCGTTGTCAACGAGCGCCTGTACTGAGAATTCCAAAAGGGAAGAAGGGAAGTTCGGGTACTTGCGTAAAGTACCCGACCTTCCCTACATACCACCATTTAGTGTTCGCAATCCTGGAGGCCAGTTGGGAAACTGGGCTTTCAGGAAAGCGATCGAAAAGGTAAACTCTTCTAGCGACGACATTTATAAAACAAATGTCGCCGCTATTAGAGAAAATGCAAAGGTTAGGGTTGTTCAGAGTGGGTCTTTTTATAAAGACGCACTCCTTCAACCCTTCTCACATATGACAATCCAAGCTGCAAAGAGCATGCGCTCTTTGAAGAATGGATTATCTTCTGGTAGACTAGGATGGAACTTCATCAGCCGGATCGATCACCTTGATCCGGTTGATGGTCACGTCCTATTCGAAAAACATAAAAGGATAGTAAGTCTGGACTGGCGCTCAGCCACAGACATACCATCCTTTAAATCTGCGCACATGGTGATGGGTAGACTCCTCGAAAAGATGAGACTACCCGCCTCCATATTAGATCCCATTAAGTGTATATGGCCTGGTCCAAAGGACATATACATTAATGGAAAATTTCACTCGGTCCAGGTCAATGGGGTCCCCATGGGGGATCCATTGACCAAGTCCAATTTATCTTTAGCTCACCCTATCTGTGAGGCATACGCCTCAAAGAAAGAGCCGAGCGTAAAAGTTGTGCACGACGGCAACGGGGATGATACTGCTATCATCCTCGGTGCCGACGAACCTTCTAAAATGATTAGGTGGGTCCAATACTTCAACAACGCGGCAGCGATGTTGGGGTATGAACTCTCCGAAGATGACTTTTTCATAACAAGTTCCTGGGGAACTTATTGTGAAGAAGTCTTCCATATTCCGCTTGACCGCTTTAACACCGTTCGGACGGCGTCAAAGCTCAAGGATAACAGACTGTTACCATACTTGGATCATCCTAAGATGAGACTAGTATTGGATACAAAGAAAGACAGGAGAGATTACTCGTCCGTCAAAGACGGCAAGTATACTCTCCTGGGTAAAGACACAGAATACTCGGAACAAGGTGTTGAAGGACACTTGTTCCAAGTAGC